AATATCACTGCGGTTGCTGTTGTTGTTTTACCACTCTGTCTTGCGGTTAATACAGCAACTCTTCTATGTTTTGTAATCTTTTCTGTAATCTCTTTTTGATAATCATACATGTTAAGGTTTACAAGACCTTTATCAACATGAACGATTTTAATATAGTTTTCAGAGAAGTAAACAGGGTCTTCGGCGCACTTCATATACTCCTTAAGCATATCTGGAGTAAACTCAATCTGTTCTCCAACTTTCTTAAGATGAGAGTTACCTAGATAACCACGGTCTAACATTACTGCTCATCACCTTTAATCATCTTTAATAGATCTGCGGTTGATACTATCAAATTGTTATTGGTGACCTGAGTTTGTGTTTGAGTGTCTTCTTCTTTAGCATATCTTTTCTTTGTTGACATTTCAACATAATCTTTGTTTGCATCAAGTAATGTTTTCATTAATGTAGATACAACCTCAAACGCTCGAGGAGATTCGGATTGCTTTGCGATTTCAACCATTTCTTTTACTGAATCATCACCAAGATTAATAATGTTCTCAATGTTCTGTTTTGCTAATTCAATATCTTTTAAATTTTCTTCCGCTTCTTTACTGATAACCGCAGGTGGTTGAGGTGGACTTTCTTGAGGTAAATTTTTCAACTCATCAACTGTCTCTACAGGCAATGTCTGTTCGTCATTAGTAGAAAAGGAATTGGCAGGCAATTCATTTGCCATCTTTTCCTTTTTCTCTACTTCGTCTAACGGTCTCATATTTAGTGCTTGTGCTATTTTATCATCAGTCATGTTATTATTTATCCTTCTTCGGTCATCTTCCAATCGCCGTCTTTATTTACCCAAGCACAGGATTTTCTCAAAGCTGATGTGCTGAAACGATGATCTCTTTGATTGAAAAATAGTTCAATACCTTTTTTCTGACAGATATCCTTTCCTGTGAATTTCATATTACGATATTCTTCACCTAAAATACGTACATCAATATCATAAAGATTTAAAATATCTTCAAGGTCAGATTCGGTATTATAAGGTATAATCTCATCAACATAGCTTACAGCCTTGAGTTGTGTATACCTTTCAACAATAGTTTGGATAGGAGGGTTCTTTTCTTTTGGTCGGTCAATCGCAGGATTCATTTGTAATCCTACCATTAAATAATCACATTGTGCTTTTGCATCTCTTAACATTTGAACATGTCCGGCATGAAGCAGGTCAAATGCACTACAAGTAAATCCAATTTTCATAATATTATATTCCTAAAATCAGCTGGGTTCAGTATCAGATATCTGTTCGATATAATCCCAGTCGTCATCAAATTCAATTAAACTAAAGTCAACAGTTTGAGTGATATCAGATGTTGCTACATTATTTGCTGTCATACCAGGTTGAATTGTTTGGAACTCTTCAAACGAAGTATTGGCAACAGTATCAGTAGCATATCTTGTATCAATAAATCTTATAACTTCTTTATCTCTTTCAGGACCGAAGAACCAACCTTTCATTGTAAAGTTTAGTGTATATAAAATACTACGTCTTTGTGTAAAGGCTTCTTCGTAAATGTCCTCTGATTGAACATCACTTAAAATAAGTGGTACATCAATTGGTTCTAATTCTTCAATCAATCTTATTGTGCTTGTAAATTCTGGATTGAAGAACGGTAAAATTTGTTCTAATAATTTAACGGCATCTTCGTTATACTTTGCCATAATGTATAAACTGAATCCCATATTATATGGAGTGCCTGCATATACAAATCTACGACCGCCATTGTTTTCATCAACAACAGTCTTTCTTATTTTTCTTGTCGGAGCAACTTTTCTTTCGGTGTCATAAGTAAAGCTTGTTAACTCAAATGCCATACGAGGTAACGTCATGGCATAAGGTTGTCCTGCCGCTACATTACGTTCTGCATCAAAACTTGCACCACCTTGTATTCTAGGATCTTGGTCAAGCCTTGCTAAAATCTTTTGATATGGGCCATAAGAGATAGGTACAATCTGTCTCTGATTGAGAGAACCATCAGTACTTGTTCTACGAACTTCCAACTGATTAAAGTATGTACCAAATAAGGCAACGTATTTACGAATCGTCGAATTGTAAAAGTAATTTGCTATTGCCATTATGAGTCACTTATTTGTATGTTTTCACTAAATGGATCCACCTCTGAGAAATCAATAATACTATCACCTTCAATTTCAAAGTTCAAGTTATTAGCAAGATCATCAGTTTGTGCGAGTGCATTTAATGTTGCTGTATTAGAAACGTATACATCTGTATTATAATCTGCAAAGTAATTATCAATCTCAGATCTTCCAGTATTAAATCTTTGATTACTGTATTCAAGCAATTCACATGTCATATCAAATACTTGGGTTTGTCCCATTTGATAGAATATGCTTTCGTGCTCAACATATTTAATTTCAAAGATCTTTTCGTTTATTGGGAAGTAAATTAAATCACCTTCCCTCGGGCGGGCCAGCTCCACTACCTCTCGAGTCACATGTCTTTCAAAAGTTCTGTTAGCAACGGTTAGTGTTAACTGATCTCTTATTTGTAATCCGAACTTAGATAGGAAGTCTCCTTCTCCTTCAAAACCTTCCATATTTTTGACATAGGTTTCAAATTCAAAAGTTTCGTTATATTCAGGGAAGTCGTCTTCGTTAAAGATAACATCACGACCTTTGATTGCTCTACTAATATAAATGACATCAACACCATACTGCTTGATAGATTCGATAACCAAATCATCAATCAGAGATTGCTCCTGAACTTGAGCATAGTTGTTGAAGAATGTATTAGTAGCCATTTCTTATCCGATATAATTATAGTTGAGAGGTTGTAAATTATTCACTGCTTCTTCTTCCATTAATCTTCTTTCCTCTCTTGCATCGGCTAAGATTTGTTCTCCGTTAAATGATACACCGCCTACTAATTGCATACCTGAAAACTTGGTTATGTTTGAACCCCACTGTTCTTTAATTAATGCCGATGCGTAATTTTGTAACCAACGATCTGACCATACATCTGAATAAGTTGCTGCGTCAATTACATCATATGCTTCTATGATAATATATTCACCAACAACTAGGACGCCTTTATCAACGTCAAGGTGCAATCTGTTTACGTGTTTATTATAACGAATCATTGGTTTACCTACAAGCATTTCTTGTAAGAACTCTAAATGACTCATTGCCATATAATAGTTTGTGATATTATAACCTGTGATATCTTCTAGGTTATTTAAAACGAATTGATACTGAACATTAAAGATACCTGAGCCAGTCGAAATACTTGACTGCATATTAAAGATACCTGAAATACCAAGTAGACCTGAAGGTAAATCAATATATCCATTATCCACATCATCTTGTGTAATTTGATGTTTTAAGTAAACGAGCTGACTTCCATTGTAGTGGTAATCTCTCCAATAATCTATAGCTTCATCAATACGATCATCTACCTGTTCGTCTGACACATTGATGTCAATGACAGGTGCTCCTAGCTTACGGAGTACCCAATCTTTGAATTCTTGTCTTGTTGTAGGTTGTGCCATTTTATTTTACTCTAATTGTTTCTATTATTTATCTTAATCCGTTTCTGAATCCTCTGACCTTGCGTGCAGTCTAGGATTACTACTGCTAAGATACGGCTTATTAAAAATTAGTGTTTGTGTATTACTGTCACTTCTTGTTACTAATATTTCTAATCTATAATATCCACCTGATGTAAGTATTGCTGTAGAAGTGTCCGAAGCAGGATTACCTGGCGCGTCGGCTTCTACACCAAATTCAAAAAATTGTGAATTGCCTGCTGAGCCACCATATACTTGCGGCTTTATAGTTACGTAAGAATCTGTAAAGGATGTACCAAATCCTATTGTGTTATAACTTGTTACATTAGTGCCTGTAGTTGAATAAGTAGTAAATGTTTCGTTACCATCAATATCACAATTAACACCAACCCATCTTGCTTGTATGTTAGAAATAGTACTTGAAGAAGCATTACTTAATGATACGGTTCCAGTAGTAGGTGATGCTTTTTGAGTAATTGTGCCACCTGAATTATAAGTGGAGTTATAAAAAGCATATCTTCCAACTCCAGTTTCAACATGATAATTATTACCTTCTGCGCTAAAAGATCCAGTACCGTAAGTAGTGCCAGTTAAAGTATAGTCGTTATATAGACCACAATAATCAGCAAGAGTATAACTTAATTCAGAAGTATTAGTCCAATTGAGAGAAACACGAAAATGAGAATTTGCATCATCTCCGCCACCTCGGTCATCATCTTCACATTGTGCAACCATCAAATCAGAAGGTATCGTTACAGTAGTTGAACCACCTGCACTTGTATCTCCACCAAATCCGAAGTCCCCTGTGCTTCCGAGTCCTGTTGAGCCAGAAACTTTGGCTCCTATAATTGTCATTTGTGTATGTGTAGGCATAATTTTTTCCTTACGCGGTTCCTATCCAGTATACTTGATAATAACCAGTCGCGACTATATTTGAACCATTTGATGTTGAAGATATTTCTACTTTCATAACACCATTTGTATCTGCATAAGAGTCAACATCTCTAGAATCTTTATATTCAAATGTGCGTGTTTGGTCTAATGATAACCAAGTATTTAGTGAATCACTTTCGCCAACATCCAAATTAATTCCGCTATAATTAGTTACTCTTATATAATATGTTTGTGAAGGTGTAATATTATTCCAAGTAGTAGTACTATGTAAATATTCTCCAGAACCTGAAACATTATTAGGATGTTCGTATTTGTAAACATTACCGTCCGACTTAAATCTCCAACCGGCAATAAAAGGAACAATGGCAGGGTCATCACGCAATCTTTCAGGTGATGATGTAGTACCTTCAAGAGTTACAGATTCTGTTGGTTGAGATGCCTGAGCAGAAAATCCTACTGCAGCTGCATCTATTCTTAATGGCGAATCTGTAACTTCATGAAATGTTATTTGCCATTTTCTATAAGTAGACCATGTTGGTTCTGTATTATTTTCCCAATTAATATTTGATGAAAATGTTGGAGTATGAGCTGAAGTTGATGTGTCTAATAATAAAGTACAAGTAGGCTTTGCAGATGTACCGGTGCCAGATTCTGAAAATGTAGTATCAGCAGTCATTACACAACTAATTATTGGATTTTCAAATGTAATTGTGTCTGTAGTTGTAGACGCACCTGGAATAAAGCTTCCATAACGCCCTTCCATATCAGCAATGTTTTGTAATTTACGATTATCATCTATTACGGTCGTCGAGCTTACTTTAATTGCCATTATTCACCCTCTCCTAGTATA